CGTTCTTGCTGTTAGCCAGCATCCAGATCGCGGCCAGCCACTTGTCGAGCGGGACAGCGGAATCCTCAAAGATCGTCCCGAGCTTGACGCTGAACTGCTTCTTGCAGGCCTTGCACTTCCATACCCGGCGCGTGGTCAGGTACGAGTGTTCGCGCCCGTCGCAGGCGGGGCATACGGGACCGTCAGGCCAACGGAGCTTGGCGACGAACTCGACGCAAACGTCCGGGTCAGAGAAGTACCGAATCGCCTGCATAAGCGTTGTGGGAAGCGGGGTCTCGCTCACAAGGTGAGTCTACTACCTACCCCCAGGTGTGTCAAGTAATTCAGTGCCTAAAGGCGCTCCCCGTAGCTCAGGCCCCAGTCGAACGGACGGGAGTTTTGCAGTAACTCCGGACGTTGTCCATGCCGATTTGCAGGGATTTTGCAAAGGTCCTGCAAATCCGCCCTTTTCTCTCGACTGGTGCCGTCCGGTGCGCTCCGTAGCCTCCCGGTCCTCCGCACAACACGCGTGGCCCCGTAGCTCAGTGGACAGAGCGCCCCAGTCGAACGGGAGAGGTCGCAGGTTCGAATCCTGCCGGGGCCGCACTTGCGGATCATCGAGGGTGAGGCGCTGCCGATGAAGCAACTCGCTCACCCAGAAAAGTTGGGATAGAGGGTCTCCCACATCTCTATGGGATCGTCTAGATCGGGGGACGTCAAAGTGACCCGAACAGGGAAAGAATTTCGGTTCGCGGGGAGCGGAACCCGGAAGTGGAAGTGCGTCATGATCCGGCCGGGGAGGGAAAGGTCAGTGCTGTTCCAATACGCAATCCCCGATCCGTGAGGTAGTCCGTCTTGGTCAACGAGCACTTCGTCTCCATGATCAAGAGTGCCGCGGGGATTCATCAGAAGATCGCCATTAGCGTGGGACGGCGCAAGGCCGACCACGTAATCTGGAACACGAAAGTTCATTGAGCATCGTTCAATATGGTCCTGCTGGGCATTACCAACAGCGAACCGCACCACGGCAACCCGGTCGTACGTAGAGGCGATGTTCAGTTCGGCCTCGTAAGTCGTGGGCGATGCGAGAAATTGATTCGCCTCCGTACCTGCCTCAACCACAAGTGGCAGTTTGTAGGTACGCGAGCGAGCAAACCTCCCTCCTCGGGTCGCAACGATGACGACGAGGTTGCCCTTCCAATCGCCATGAGTTCGTAGCCGCTGTGTGACGAGGCACGAATCCCCCTCGTGAACGAAGCGGGGCCACTCAAAGTCTTCCGATACGCGTACTTCGCCGTTCCAGTCCACATAGCGATGGCGGTCACGATGATCCGGACTAATGGTTTGCGAGAGTCGGCTTGGAACCACCCCGAGTTGTCTTGGACGCTCACCGTCCCCACCTTCATCAAGCAAGACCCGCAGTTGCGTAATGTCGAGGTCGAGCATGGCCCGAACCTGAATCATCACGTCGTACGACCCCGTGCCGATCGTCAACGAGTCTTGGGTTACCTCCGTCTTGGGCGCACCGGGAAATGTCTTGAGCGTGTACCGCTCCTTCGGCAACAAGAAGGACACCGTGACGGGGTCGCGCCATTTCAGCCATTGCACAAAGACGGTTATGAGGCCGATGAGAACAACTAGCCCCGTAAAGATCCCGACGGCGTTAGCGACCGTGGAGAGCCCCGAGTCGCCTCCCGAAGCCGTCGTAGTGACGGTTGTTGTTGTCGTCGTTACGGCGGCGAGCAGCACGAGCATCCAGAGGGAGAATCTAGACATGCGCGGACTCCGGCGCGAACGGGACCGCCTCGACGAGCCGGTCGGCGAGCCGCCGCCGCGCCTGGTCGAGCGCGGCCGCGTCCGGCGCCTCGAGCACGAGCTCGACCGAGACGGTATGGGTCGCGACGATCGTCACGCCTTCGCCGCGATCGCCCGCTCGACCCTCTCAAGCACTCTCGACCAGCCTCTCGAAGTGACGCTCGGCCATCGCGCGACAGTCCTCCGCGCGGCGCATGACCTTCACGGCCTTGCGCTCTAGACGATCCGCTGTCCATTGAAGGTATCGCGCCCACAGAAAGCGCAAGCGACGGCCCCTGGCGGCACGCTGGGTTTCGTCAGCCATGACAACCGTCGCAGACGTACTCGCCGTAGGGGTCGCATCCCGGATCGAGCATCGGCGCATCGAACGGGAGATCGCATCCGGCGCAGTGAGTGAGGTTATGCGGCAGGTTGCGGTAGTTCGCGGGGCAGTCGGGCGAGTGTCCGCCGTTGCCGTCCACCGTGGCGTTGCTCAGCGGGCCAGGACAGTCGCACACGTAGGCTTCGATTTCAACGTCTGCTCGAGCTCGGCTTCCTGCCGCTCCGTCTCCTTCCGCGCCTCCTTCACCACACGCAACTGCTTGACGGTGGCTGTCAGCTTGCATCGGCTTCGACCTCCACGATGTCCACAAGCTCGACCGCGACGATGCGGGTGCTGTGGAAGTTGTAGGCGGCGGCTGCGGCATGAACCGCTCGGTCGGCGACACACCGAAGGTCGCTCTCCCGGTAGCGGAAGCCGAAGGTCTGCGACGGGTCGTAGCTCAGGACGACGCGGATAGTGGCGACGTGCGTCTCGATCTCCTCACCCTCGAACGGCTTCTCGCGCCCTCGGAGACGGAGCATTGCTCCAGGGTCAGCCATTGGCGTAGCTCCGGTAGGCGTTGCAAACGCCTACCCACGACTCTCTGGCGGCGTCCTCAGCGTGCTGCTGCATCGACCGCAGCGGTTCCGCGCAGTGGCGTGCGCGAAGAAGCGCGAGACGCGCTCGCTCGTGACGCTTCGCCTCGCGGATCTCTGCGAGGTAGTACACCAAGGCGGTACCGTTAGCCACGGTCGAGTCCCTTCCTGGTGTGGTGCAACGGCGTCGGCTCACCAGGCGGGCAAGCGAGGATGCGAGCACCGCCGCCGTTCGGCTTCCATTCGTGCGGGTCGCCGCCGCCGCAGTAGCAGACGATGACCTCGCGCCCGTTCGACGTGCGGCCACGCGGGAAAGCGGCAGTCGAAGCCGCCGACTCAGGTGTTTTTTGTCCTCGTGCCACTTCTCCGCTCACGCCAACGCCTCCATTCTCGGCCTGATGTCGATCGCGTTCGTATGGACGTACACGCGGCGGGTCGTCCGCGGGTCAGCGTGGCGCAGCAGATCCGACACGTCGTCGATGCTCAGCCCGCGGCGGCGCCACTCCGTCGCGTACGTGTGCCGCGTCTGGTGCAGGTTCCGGTAGCGGACGCCGGCGTCAGCGACGCAGCGGGTCCACCAGTTCGCAAACGCCGTGTCTGACAACGGCCGATCGTGGCGGCGAACCAGCGTGCCGCCTGGATGGCAGTACCAGAGGTAGTCGTCCGGGCCGAGCTCTTCCGCCTGGACGTAGTGGGCGATCCGCTTTGCCAAGCGGCGCTCGAGCGGGATGACCCCGAACGAGTCGCCCTTGGCTCCGGAGACGATGGTGAGCTCTGCGTTGTCAAAATCCACTCGACTGACGGTCAGGTGCCTCGCTTCGGCCTTCCGGATACCAGACCCGAGCAGGATCGCCATGAGGGTGCCGTCCGGGCCTGGCAGCGACCGGAGCCGCTTGCACTCGTCCGGCTTGAAGCAGTCGGCCGGTTCCTGGGCGGACTGCTTGTACATGGGCACGTGGATCATTGGGTTGCGTGGGATGCGCTTGGTGCGGAGCGCCCACGCGAAGAGGTTCGCGAACGCCCCACGCCTCGACTGGCGGGACGGCGGATTCGCATCTTCGATGACACCGGCGATCTGTTCGTCGTCGAACTCGGGGAGTGTCAGCTCGGGCCAGCGGTTGAGCAGGAGATTCGTGATCTGCCGGTAGCCGTCGATCGTTGACTTGGCTTTGCCGTCGAGGTCGAGGTGGGCGAGCCAGACGTCGCGCTCCTCACGCGCGGAAGGTACGGCGGATTTGCGATGCCAGAACATCATCAGAACGGGATGTCGTCCTCGACGACCGGTTCAAGCGATTCCTGCGCGAGGAACGCAACCACGGCATCGTGCTGCACCTTCAGGTTCGCGTCGCCAGGCACCGGCTGCGACGTCCACCATTCGAGGTAGCCGCGGTCGGTGTCGGCGATCTGGCTGATCGTTTCTCCGCGATGTTTCCCGAAGGTCAGCATGACGTCAGCCGGTGCCGAGCTCGCCGCCGCCGCGGTGGGCTCCGTGGCAGCCTGAGCGGGCATCTCCTCGGCCGGGGTCGCCTCGAATCCAGCGAGCACCGCGATCCAGCCGAGCGGCATCCGCAGCGCCTTCCCCATCGCGCGCGTCTGCGCCATCGACCTGACCGCGTAATCGTCGCGGTTCTTCCAGTTCGCCTCGCTGCGGAGACACTCCGCTTCCGCGCGGCCGATTACGACGCCGGCAGCGTTGACGACCTCGACGGCGGCCTCCCAGCCGTTCTCGACCGGCCGCGACCATTCCGTCCGGGCGGTGCAGCCGACCATCACGCCGAGCGTCGTCCACGCCTCGACCTTCAGGTAGTCCTTCGACCCGATCCGCATCTTCAGACCAGCTTTCGACACGACAGCCATCAGCTGATTCGCGGCCTCGGTCGCCTGCCGGATCATCTCGGCAGGGTCGCGGGTCGCGAACACGCCGCCGGATTCACGCACGGCTAGGTCGGTGCTGTGATCCATGATCTCCTCGTCGGTTTCAGGCATGGGAAGTCTCCTTCTCGGCGCGGACGGCGGCGGCGAGGTGCCGCTCGAGGTCGCGGCGGGTCGCCTGCCACATGCGGTCGCGTTGCGGTTTTCGGTCGTGCTCCGCGATCTGCGCATTCCACGCCTCTATCAGGCCGAGGCGGCTCACGCTGCCAGCCGATGCTGGAAATGCCACGACCGCAGCAGGCGGCCGCCATCCGTGGCCTCGAACCAGATCGCGTCCTTGGTGACACGTAAGGGCTGTCCGCAGCCGCACGCACATACGCGCGGATACAGGCCCCAGCCGCGCTCCGAGCCCACGTTGTAGGTGCGGCTGCCGTCTTTGGAGAGACGCTTCATGGTTCGAGCTGCTTCTTCTCGAGGAACCGGATGATTCTCCGGAGCCGCGTGATCTCCCTGCGGGCCTCAGCGAGCCGTGTCCGTGTATGCACGTGCGAGGTTTTCGCCTGGCTTAGCTTGGCTTTCGTTCGGCTGAGCTGTTTTTGGAGCTCGTCGACGCGCTGCCGCAGCCGCGTCCCGGTCGGCATCTGCGCGGCGTTCACGCCGCCTGCTCCTCATAGGCGCCGCGCGGGACATGGAGGGCGAGCTGGCCGCTCTCGTCTGCAGAGCCGCAGGGGGCCGTCGGGGCGGCTTGAGGCTGCGGCTCTGCAGGCGAGATGAGCCGGTAGACGTAGTCGCCCTTCTTGCGGGTGCAGGTGATCTCGTGGCCGCGGTTGCGGAGATCGGAGATGCGCGAGTTGAGCCGCATGAATCCGGCGCGCGCGTGGATCTCCCGCATCGAATGGGGGCGCCCGTCTTTGAGTACGGCGAGGACACGGTCGCACTGGCTCATATTCTAAACGTGCCAGCCGGTGTAGACGAGTGCGACCACGGCGATCCAGACCACGACCGAGATGGCGACGCCGTTCCGGAGGCCACGCCAAAAGGTGCGGGTGACTACCTCCATAGCCATCTCCAAAAGCCGGCGCGGGCGAGCATCCTGCCGACGGCATGGTTCTTCGCCCTACGAACTATTCTGCGGGGATTTCCCGATTCGACGGCGTCCAGGTCGCGTGAGAGCCTGGCGGCCCTGTAGAGGCCCCGCGAGAGGCTCACAGCCGTATCCCCGACTCATCCGCGACGGCCCGGTTGAGAGTTTCGACGCAGGCGGTGTAGCCGGTGCGGTAGCAGGCGATCGCGAACGTGATCAGCTGGTTGTAGTCGGTGCCGTCGACGCCGGTCTCGATGGCGAGCGCGGCGACCTCGCGCGCGGCGCGCGCGTTTAGCTCGGACTCTGGGATATCGAGCTCACGGTCGTAAGGTTTGAGGGTTCCGCTTTCCACTTGGGCCTCCTAGTTCCCTGGGTGGACGATGACCACTATACGCCACCCACCGGACAGATCCTAGAGGACTGATTCCGGAAAGTTCGCAAATAGCGGGGAAAGATTGCGACTTCCGGGGAGTGCGGCCCGGCCAGGAGGGACGTCCCCTGACCCTCACGACGAGATAGGCCGGGCCGCTTCGGAGGCTCCCCGGAAACCTTCAGCCCGCAGGCGGAACCGTCGCGGGCGGCTTCGGCGGCCCGTTGCTTCCCCACCGCAGCCGGCTCACGATCCCGTGCAGTCCTTCGCGGCCGACGTAGAGCGCGAGCCAGGAGAGCGCCCCGGCGATCGCGGACGCTTCCACCGGGTCTAGGCTCACACCGAACCGGCCGAGCGCCCAGACCAGCAGCGACCCGACACCGGCACCGGAGCCGAGCGACACGCTGGCGTTCGGATTGTCCCTGATCATTGGATCGGTTCTCCTTTCATGGGCATGGACTGGGGTGATAGGTGGCTGAGCAGATGATCCCCGGCGTTGTCGAGGATCCTGCTTTGTGCTGTGAGTAGTAGATGACGGTGAAGATCGCGACGACGGCTGAGATCGCGATGGCCGCCCACATGCCGACGGCACCGCCGCGCGCCTGCGTGTCCACCACCTGCGTCTGTTTCCCCTGCGCTTCGTACTGTGCGCGGCGGAGGTCGGCGATGTCTTTTTGGACAGGCTCGAGCGCCGCCGCGAGTGATGTCGCGGCTGCGGTTGCGGCTGCGGCGACCTGGCTCCGCATCGCCTCAGCGCTTGCGGCAACCTGCGCGGCCAGCGCAGTCGCCCGCGTCTCCTGAACCGACGACGCCTGCTGCACCGCTTGCACGTCGACCGCACGGATCGCGTTGATCCGTTCCGTCTCCGCTCGTCGCAGTTCCTCCTGGTACTCGGCGCGGAGCCTTGCGATGTCGCGGACATGCCGGCTCTCCGACTCGCGGAGGTCGTCCTGTCGTTTGATCGCAGCCTCGACGAGCTCGCGGACATTCGCCGTCGGGTCGATCACGGGACTCCCACTCGAGTCCACCCCCAGCCCGGACGGGCGCGGCTCCTCAGCCATTCAAGTACCGGCAGACGCGTTGTGGCTGCCGTCCGTCCTGGCTGACGCGGACGTAGCTGGGCTCCGACTCCTGCCCGTGCGACACGGTGAGTGGATCCCGGCCTGCCTGGACAATGACGGCGACATGCCAGCCTGTGCCGGGGCCGTACACGATCAGGTCGCCCGGCTTGGCTTGTGAAACGTCGGTGATGATGCGGCCGTGATGCTCCGCGTACTGGAGCAGCGTCCCCGTGTATCCGAGTTCCTTGTAGCCGAGCCCGTTCGGGTCGGGCAGCCCAGCCTGCCGGTAGCAGAACGTCGCAAACCCGGAACAGTCGGTGTTGAGAGGCAGCTGGCCGTCGGTGCGCGGATTCCGGAGCCACCCGGCGCGCGCGACGGTCTCGGTGTAGTGGATGTCGCCGGTGTGCGCGACACCCCACCTGGCCCACTTCACGACCAGCTGCCTGGCCGTTAGAGCCGGGATGACCCGTTTCACCTTCTGGATGGCGGGGATCCAGCGGGAAAGCGGGGCGGAGTAGTGGCCCGAGGTGCTCACGGGTGATGGTGGAACGCGACGAAGATCGAGACCGCGAGCGCTGCCATCGCGCAGAACGTCAGCAGCCCCGCGAACGTGAGCGCCATCAGGGGCGCTCTCCTGGCTCGCGCAGGTCGGCCACTTGCCTCTCCAGAAGCGCGACGCGGGTCTCGAGAGGCAGTTCCACCCTCGCTGGATCATAGGCCGCGGGTCGGGTGTTCCCAAAAGGCGACTCATGCGTATTTCACGAACAGGTTGGCGACGACATATGAGGACGAATCGAGCGGGTCATTGACCGCGTCATGGCCGACCGTCAGCACGCTCGCGCCGCCAGTAACGCCCCCCACGTATTGGCCGCCACCGCTGGTAGTTACAAGATTCCCTGCCCCGGTGTTGTTCACGGTATGCCGGTGCCGCGGACCGCGGTGGCCGAGCGTTGTCCCGTCGTTCTGGCCCAGCGCCCACACGTCCGGCGACACATCGGCCGGGCCAGGCCCGACAAGGCCGCGGCCCCGTCCGTCGGGGAGGTTGAACGTCGTCGAGCCGTCACCGAGCCCATAAGGGCAGTACCAGAGCGTGTGCGTACCTGACTGGGAGCCTGACGTGTTGATAGCGCTGCCGCCTTGGGTCGCGCTCACCGTGAAAGTGTTCGCATCCGGCGTCGACACGACGTAGTAGAGCGTGTTCGCGGACAGGCCGGTCGGGAGCGCCCCTGTGGTCGTCAGGTAGATGGAGTCGCCGACGGTTAGGCCGTGTGCGGTGAGGGTGAACACGCCAGGCGTGGCGAGCGTGACGGTGACCGCCCCGAGCGACGGGGCAATCGCCGCGAACAGGCTCGCATACGTCGTCCTCGACACGGCCGAACCATTCGCTAGCAGCCACCCCGACGAGGCAACCCGGCGTGCGCTCCACTTGAGATCCCCGATGTCGAACGTGTCCTCGTTGTATTGAGGGCCCGTGACCGTGATGCCGACCGTGCGATTTGCCATGTCAGTAGGAAAGGGTCGTGGTTACGCCGAGGACGCCGTAGACGGGGTCGCCGAGGATCCAGTAGGCGTCGAGGGAGCCGGGGCTGATCGGCACATTGACTCGCCAGTCCTGCCCGACCGTCACCTGCTCGCCGTAACCCTCGATGAAGCCGTCGATCTCCACGGTTCCTCCTATCGTCCCATTGTGGAGCCAGCGTCGGCGGAACACGACCCGGTCGCTGGTATCGAGGTTGAGGATGACAGGCCATGTCGTCGGGTCGCGTGCTCCGATCAGATCCACCGACGGGATCCTGGTCAGTTCCTGCGAATACCTGCCGGCCAGGTATTGCGCCGCCGCGAGCGCCTCGGCGGGATCGTCGACGAGGTAGTTCCCGGCGGTCGGGAACACGAGCGTCTGCTGGAAGAACGAGGCTGTCCCTGCGTCGTTCGTCACGACTACGGCTGTCGTCGCGCCAGCCGGGGTGACCTTCACGATCGGCCACACATCCCCAAAGATCGGTTGCGGCCCCGTATAGCGGACCTCGCCAGCGGAATCGCCTATCGTGGCTGACGGAACAGCAGTGCCGGCGTAGATGCGGTGGTGCCGGTCGTGGAACTGGATCGTTCCGCCACCGTCCGCAAACGCGACCCCGTTCTCGGTAGCGGCGATGTCGTGGACGCGCTGCAACGCATACGTCGGCGAACTCAGGACGCCGGAGTCGGGGGGGTTGCTCTGGCCCACGTCGAGGTTCTGCGCCGTGATACCAGCGTCCGTGAGGACCTGCGCGACAAGCGCACCTGTCAGGGCGCCGCCATAGTCGCGTCCGCCCAGGTCGAACGTCTCGAGCGGCTTTAGCCCGTCTTTTAGCTGCAGCGTGACGGTCTGGTCCTTCCCCGCCATATCCCACGTCTGCGGCCAGTCCTCCACGTACCCCTTGAAGCGGTTGTAGGTGACGCCACCCCACTGCGCCCTGACCCGGCAGCGGCGGAGCTTCTTCAGCTTCCCGTAATACGCGCCCGCGGTGTTGTCCGGGATGAGCGCGCCATCATCGTTTCGGAGCTTCACCTGCGCCCCCGCCCCCTGCGGCTGGTCGAACTCATTCGACCTGACCGGCTGCCGCGAATACGCCACCAGCCTCGACGTGAAATCAGTCCATGTCGTCGTCCCCGACGTCGGATCGTTGTCGAGGTCGACCTCGAAGCAGATCGTCGGGGCAACGCTCCCCGGCAGAACGGACAGGAAGCTGCTCACAGGCTCCCGATCGCCGACGCGAGCGCCGGCGCACGGCCGCCGCGCAACTGGACCGCGAGCTGCTCCGACAGCATTCTTGCGAACGCTGGATCAGCGGACCCGTTTACCGTCACGTTGACCGTCACACCCCCGAATCCCATCTGGTTCTGGGTGCCGGAGAACATCTCACCGCGGTGGACGACCGCGAGCCCGGTCTGCATGACGAGGCCGCCGGTCTCGAGCATCGGCAGCTGCGGTACATGCCAGCTGATGTGCTCGCCGCCGATGTCACCGACGAATGGGATGTGGATCTTCGGCAAGGTCAGGTCGAACCCGATCGCGTTCCACGCCGAGATGACCATGTCGAGCGGTGCCTTGAACGCGCCTGCGAGGTCGTGGCCGAGCGTCCCGAACACCGATGAGAGCTTGCCGGGCAGGTTCGCGAGCCAGTTGGCGACCTTGATGCCCCAGCCGATGATATCCGAGAGAGCGGTCGACACGTTGGCGAGGATGCCGGTGATGATTTTCAGCACAGGGATCGCGACGCTCAGCGCGGCCGGGAGGATGGTGTCAAACGCCACCTTGAGGATCGGCATTACGATCTTGCCGATGTTCTCGATCACCTTCGACAGATTCGAGAAGATCGTGTGTATCTCGGGCATATGCGCCTGCACCACCCCGCCGATTTTTTGGACCGCGTTCACGAAAATCGTGCGCAACTGACCGAGCACCGGCAGGATGTTGTCGTTGAAGAATCCGTAGAGCGTCTGGAACACCGGAATGACCGCCCCGGAAATCTGGGAGACGACGGGTGAGAGGTGCTGGATGAGACCATCGAGTGCTCCGACGAGCTTGTCGAAGATCGGCAGCAGCGCCGTACCCACTGTCGTCATAAGGTTCGAGAAGTTCGAGTGCAGCTGATCCGTCGCGCTCGTATTAGCCTGCGCCTGCCCGCCGAACCGCTTCATTACGTCGTTGAGTTGTTCCTGACCGTCCGATCCCTTTTTCAATAGGATCCCGTACCGCCCGAGCGCGCCCGTGTTGCCGTCCTGCGCCTTCGATGTCGCGGTGAGGACGGCGCCGAAGTCCTTGCCAGTCGCTTTGGAGATGACGAGCGCCTCGTTATAGGCGGCTTGCGCCGACTTCGCGCTACCGGTGAGGAGCGTCGCCTTGGCGAGTCCTTGCATGGCGTCCACTTGCGTCATGCCGTATTTCGCCGCCGCCGACGCCGTCGCCTCGTATTGCGGTTGCAACACCTTGAGGTTGCCGTGCGTGTGTTGGATTGCGACCGCAAGCGAATCATTCGCCTTCTTCAGCTTCTCTGCGCCCCCGATCGCGCCCTTTGCGAAATCAGCTGCGCCGAGCGCGATCGCGAGCGGCGCGACCGACTTCACCAGACCCCCGAGCGACCCCGCGATCGACGAGCCCGCCTTCCCGACCTTCCCCGACATCCCCTCAGCGGCAGCGCCGGTCTCGGCCATCGCAGCCTTCGCCGACGCCGCATCACCGATGACGACGACCGAGAGCTTAGCCGCCATGCTTCATCTCCCTATACGCCATGCTCGCGGACACATACTCGTCGATGCTCATCTCAGCCATCTCCCACGGCCGGATACCGAACAGCTGAGACATCCACCAATGATGAAAGCTGCGGGGGTCATCGCCTATACGGGGGCCGGCTCCGCCGAGAGCTCCGGAGAAGTTGTGGGCTCGACGGACAAGGTCGGCGAGACCTGCTCCTCCTCCGCTACTACCGGGGGGCCAGCATCATCCCCGCCGACTGAGTCGAACGCTTCCATGTCGACATCGTTCACGAACGCGATCACCTTCGGCATCGTCCACCGCGGGTTTGCCTGCCACACCGCAACACCGACGAGTCCGACCATGACGAGATAGTCGCGTGCCGTCTTCGGATCCTCACGTACCGCGTCGAAGCGAGCCGCGAACTCATCCCACTCCAGCCCGGTTAGCTCCTTCACAAGGACGCCGTCTCCGAGCCGGAACCTGGTCGGGTACGGGAACAGATCCTCGCCGATCTTGAACGCCGGGCCGGTCACCAGCGCGCCTCGAGCTCACGGAGCAGCGACTCACCAGCGGCGAGCGCGTACTCCTCGTTGGCTGCCACCGCGGGCAAAAACGCATCCTTCATCATCAGCCCTCCAAAGTTCCTACGTCGACGGGACTGGACACGACTCTTGCTCAGCGTCTGCGCAACGAGCACGTTCCCGCGCTTCAGCACCTTCGCCTTCACACCAGCCGCGCCCTTCGCTGAGAACCGGCCGTACTCGGCGCGGACATCGACGGCGACATGCTCACCGATCTCGAGCAGCCCTGACCGGAGGAACATCTCGATGTCGTCCTCGCTGTCCGCAATCGCGCGCGACAGCTTCGACAGCCCTTCGACCCGGACGGTGCCGCTAGCCACTCGGATACACCTCGACCGCGAAATCGACGCCCGGCAGGTCCGAGCCGCCGGCGGAGTAGATCTTCGGCTCCGACACTGACTGGACGTGGATGGCGTCGCAGGCGCCTCCGAGGGTCTTGTCGGCCTCCAGTACCTTCTTGAGCCCGTCTGAGCCTTGCAGGTCGATGATGTCGTCGAGGAGCGCCTGCCCGACGTCGCCGTCGCCCCACTGAGTGAGGGCGCGGATGACGATGTGGATGGCGTCGTCGCCGCGCATCATGGCGGCGTCGTATTCAATCGGGCCGACCGCGATGTCCAGCCAGGGCGGCTCCGGCTTAGGCGACAGATACGGAGAGATGTTCCAGCCGCGCGGCGAGTAGTGCTTGTCCATCGCGTCCGCGAGCGCGGCCCGGATCCCGGCGATGGTGCTAGGCAACGGCGTGGATGTGCCGCATGTAGGGGGCGAGCAGGATCATCACGTTCGCGTCCGCTCTGGCGACCCGGACGGCGAGCTGCTCGAACGCGATTACGCCGAGCGGCGCCTCCCGCTTCATCTTGAACAGCCGCTCTGCGAGCAGCTCAGTCGCCTCCAGCACACCTGCTGGAACGGCCGCCCATCCGAACTGACCGGAGATCTTTGCCGATCGCCGGTAGAACGTGTTGAAACGGAACGCTCCCGAGGTTTGCACGACGATCCGCTCGTACGGCCACTTTTCGACTGCACCGACGCCGGCGGTCGCGTTCTCCGGCTCGAGCACGAAATCGGTGTTGAGCGTCCACACGTTCGCTTTGCCGTCGTTCGTGTCGATGTCGACGCCATCGTCACGGGTCGTGACGAGGAGGCCGCTGGTGGACGCGAGGTCGTCGATTGCGAGGCGGTCGGGGTTGCGGGGGCTGTAGGTTCGCGAACTCGTGGTCGCGTCGACGTTGAAGGCGTTCCGGCCGCGCTGGCAGATCAGGTCGACCGCGCCGGACGCGGCGATGAGGCTGGCGCGGCCGTCGTCGTCGCCGCTGGTGCCGGTGATGCCCAGCGTCTTCTTGAGGGTCTCGAGTGTGACGTACTGGCTCATGGGTCGAGTTTAGCCCTCTCCATCAGATGAACTCCGGATGCTCGCGCGACTTGAGCATCTCGTTTAGGGCGACGTTCGGGAGGTAGCCGCGGCACATCGCCCGGCACTGCCCGTCCACGTCAGGGAGCCGCCTGCGAGACCACACCTCCTGGAAACTCTCCACCGACAGGTCGCCGAGCGCGGCATCGGCGTGCTCCCGCTTGTTCGCGCACACCCACACCTTCCCGTTCGGCGTGATCACCGTCTGGAGGCCGGCCCAGTAGCAGCGGCGGAACGGATGCCCGCTCCAATCCTGATATGCGCGGAACCGTTCAGTGTCGAGCAGCACGAACTCGGGCTGGGCGGAGGCGACCTCCTCGAGCCACGGGACCGCCTGGGCGAGCCAGCCGGTGTCCTCGACGACGAGCTGCGGGCTCGACGGTGCGTACCGGACAGTCGGCCGGAACTGGATATAGTCGGCGCCGAGCCGTGAGGCGACGTCGACGGCGATGTCAGCGGCCTGCCAGTTGTCTTCGGTGACGAGGTAGCCGACCCCGATCGTCGCACCGCCTGGGGCGGCTGCGAGGGCGCGGATTCCGTCGCAGGCGTGCTGGAAACGATTTACGCCCTTTGCGGCCTTGTAGGAGTCCTGGTCTGCGGCGTCGAGGCTCACGTACACCCAGGAGAGCGTGGGTTTCAGCAGCGCGGCGCGCGGGGGGGTGATGTGGCCGCCATGCGTGTAGAGGCCCTGGGCGACCTTCCCGTCTGCGTAGGAGACGATCTCGTCGAAGTCGGGGTGCAGGGTCGGCTCGCCGCCACCTGTCCAGGTGATCGAGCGGGCGCCAGCGGCTGCGAGCTCGTCGATGATCCTGCAGGCAAGGTCGGTGTCCATCAGGTCGCCGCCGGGGAGCGCGTTCAGCGGCTTCTGCTGCTTCCCGGTGAGCGGACCACGAGTGTGTGTGTACGCGAAGCTAATCAGTGGCACCATTCGCAGCCGAGAGAACAGCGATTGCTGAGGTCAATCTCGACGTTGATTGGTGCCGGAACACCTCCTTCTTGTAAAAGGGCTATACGTCCCAGGTTGGCGAACAGCTTCTTTTGCGGATCAATGAATGAGTTAGGCAGCACGGCTTCTCCAGGCTTCGTTTGCGGCTGCGGTGAGAGCTCGGCGTTCCTCGCGAGCGCGTAGATGATCCCGGTCATTCCGCCGCCCCGCGGCTGATCTTCAACGCCTGGAACGCGAGCCTCCGCCACCAGCAGAACTCGTGGCCGTCGTCCCAGAGTGCGCGGATGAAATCGTAGTCGCCCTCGTACCGGGCACCCCACCTGTCGGCGTAGGCGACCCAGAGGTCACGGCGGACGGCGAAGCAGGAGAGGTCGATCATCGTTTCGCGCGGCTCACCCCACCAGGCGGGTTGCAGCGTCGTCCCGATCTGCCCCTGGAACACGACCACGTCGGGCTTATGCTCCCGGACGAGCTCCTCGAGATACTTCGCGAAGTCCGCGTCGACGAGGACATTGTCGTCGGAGAGCACCATCACGTATTCGCCGGTGGGAAGGTGGGCGTGGTTTCGGAGGTCGGCGTACATGCCGCCGATGCCGAGGCCGATGTCGTCGCGGACGATGATGTGCTCGACGGGGACGGACTGGCCCTTGACGCTGGCTTTGCATAGCTCGAGCAGGAATGGTCGCCGGTATGTCGGTGTGTAGACAGACAAAAAAGTCGTCTGTGCGGCACGAATGATCAGGCCCGCCGCTTGCGGGATGAGGCGCACCATTTGCGGCTGACTCGCCGTCATACCACCGCCCGTTCGCAGAGGCACCGTTGAATCGGATAGCGGTGGCCGCAGTTCGCCAGCGGCGCCGCGACGACGCCAGCCGCCCAATCCCGCATTACAGCTTTGCGGTCAGGATGCATCGTTGCGTGGCCGATGCGGACGTGCTGCGGGCCCGGCGTATCCCACAGGTGGTAATTCCACCCGTGGTCGAGCCAGAAGGTGTGCTCATAGAGGTCGGTAGGATCGGCGAGCCTCGCAGGTCGCCGTGAGAAGCCGAGGAGCTCGAGCATGGCGGCTTGTTCCCAGAACCCGTCATGCAGCCATTCCGTCATCCCCCACAGCTGCTCCAGCACCGGCAGCATCGGGGTACGGGCGAGCCAGACGCCGCAGTTCGGGACATCGCCGTCGCCGGTGTGGTGGCGGACGAGCGCCTGCCACGCCCAGCTAGGTACGTCCATGTCCTCCGAGGCGTCGACGATGACGGTGTCGGCGTCGAGCCAGAGTGCCTCCTCGTAGCCGTCCTGGAGGGCTGCGCGGAGCGCGGCGACCTTCCGCCATGACGGCGGCCGGGTCGACGGGATGTCGGCCTCGAGGAGGTCGTAGCCGTGCCGGTCGGCGAACGCCTCGAACGATGGGCGGGCGATGTCGAGGAGCCGCTCATGCTGGCCGGTCGCGAACGTGACGATCGCCCGGCTCACGCCGTCTGCCTCCGCTTCTCAGCGCGCCGGCGCGCCGCCCGGTTCAGCGTCACCTCCGGCATCTCCACCAGCCGCCTGCGCCGCTCCATCACCGCATCCAGCGCTGGCGTCCAATGCTCATCCCAGACGGTGTTCCAGTCGTACTGGAGCACATGCGCTCTGGCCGCCTCCGAAGCCCCTCCGCGCCGCTCGTAGGCGGCCTCGAGCGCCTCATAGACCTCGTCGACGTTCGGGCTCTGGAAATAGGAGCCCTGCGACGGGTCGAACAGTGGTGTGCCGGAGACTTTCCAGCCATCACCGACGAGCTCAGGCATCGCGGAGAAGTCGTTCACGATCACCGGGACACCGCAGGCTTGCGCTTCGACGATCGGGATCCCGAACCCCTCACCAAGGGATGGGTTGGCGAGGACGTCGAACTGGCTGTAGAGCCATGGCATGACGGCCTGGTCGACGCCGGCCCACATCGCGAACGGCGGAGTCCACGCGAGAGCTTCTTTCGGGATCCCCATCACCTGCGCGAGCGCGAGCAGGTCGAGGCCGGCCGCGCCCGGCTGCATCCTCGAGTGCAGGTACAGGATCGCGTCATCGTGGCGGGCGCGGAGCCGCGCAAACGCCTTGAAAACCTCTGGGAAGCTCTTACGCGGGTAGGCGTTCCCGGCGTTGTTCGCGACCATGCCGACCACGAAAGCGTCCGCCGGTGCGCACCCAACCTCGGACGCGCGCGCCTCCGCCTGCGGGATCGGCCGGAAAAGGTCGGTGTCGATCGCGTGCGGCACATACAACGGATCGAGCCCCGCATCCTGGAGCATCCGTTCCCCGAACCGACTCATCGCGATCGGGCACGCCCCCGACCACTCGAAGAACTGCGCCACGTTCGGCGAGACAGGCTCATGGTCGACCGGCACCCAGCACGCCAGATTCAACGAGCCGAGCTTGCGGTCTGCGAGCACCCACACGTCCATCAGCGTCAGAACGAGCGTGTTCAGCAGATCTCCGCCGGAGAAGCTCGCCGCCGCCGCGACGAGCCACGTGTTCCCGTAGGCGCCGTCGGCGGGGTAGACGACCATGCCGTCGTAGTCCATCGCGGACCCCTCGATCCCCCACGAACAGGAGATCCCGACCTGGTGGCCGGCAGCCTTCAGCTTCCGGGTGAGCAGATCGGTCTGCTGGCCGTAGCCGGTCCGCGCCCACGGAGCGTTGCTGTGGACGAGCACCTTCATCTACAGAACCTCCAGCGCGACACGGGCGGATTGCTCGTCTCGACGGCTGCGGAGAGGCTGATGATGCTGAGCTCGGCTCTGGTCGGGTCTCCCACTTTCGCGAAGACGCGGGCCTCGGTGACGAACCGTGAGATGTCGGTCTCGTCCGCGAACCAGTCGTCCGGGCCGGGGACGAGAAAGATCCGAGAGCCGGCGGCGTTCTCGGCGAGCTCGAGCCGCAGCCGGGGCCTGAGGTCGAGGACGGTCGTCATCGCTTCTCGACCGTCTGCTCGCGCTTCTCCTGATCCGGGGTCTCCCAGACCAGCAGCCACTCGTCGAAAGTGTTCAGCACCGTGAGGAGCTTCCACCCCTTCGTGTAGCCCTCCCGCATGGCCGTCTCGAGCATGTCGCCGATGTGCTGGCCGCTTGGGTTGTGCCTCCCGACCTCGATACCCATAGCCCTCCTCCTCCTAGATTTGAGCGGAACCTTACGCCCCCCGTCGGCTTACGCCAATGCTGGGGATAGCCGTCGTCCGGAGGGCTCAGGACGACGGCCGCCCCCACCGTTTACCAGGCCCCGGACGTCCCTTCCGTCACGGTCCCGGAAACCACGAACGTCACTGGCGCCTGCAGACCGTCGCCGACCTTGCCGCCGAGCGGCTGATAGTCCGTCAGGACCCCGTTGAACGTGTAGACCGGGTTCGACGAGCTGATCGTCGTCCCAGATCCGGCCATCTTGATCGCGACCGCGGTGCCCGCCTGGAAGATCGGCAGCAGCGTCGCGTCCACCGAGCCGGGCGCGAGATCCTGCCAGAAGTTCACGACGAGCTTGTCGTTCTCGAGGCCGCCCTGGTGTGCGTGGCCGCCGTCGCCCATCGCGGTCAGGTCGACATCGTCCTTCACGAGCGTGAGGGTCATCGCCTCCACGCGCGTCGAGAGGTCGGTGCCGGAGACCTTGAGGACGCCCTGGGTGAACGGACCGAGTTTCGCCATCGCTTTCTCCCTTCGCGGGGCGTGAGCAGAACCCAGAGACCGGGGGCCGGAGCCCCCGGTCTACACGGATCCGGCTACGCCGTGCCGCCTTTGTAGACGGCGATGGCCCCGGTCGTGTCGAGCAGGTTGCCATCCGCCCTCCACACGACCCGGTACCCGATCTGGTCGGTGTCGAAGTAGCGATCGACGGAACGCTCGAACCGGAGCGCCCCGGCATCCCGGATGAAGTACGCCGAGAAGTCGCCGAAAGCGATCGACGTCGCGTTCGACGCGGGAGCGGCGACGTTCGGGTCGAGGATGATCTGCTTCCCGAACAGCGTGTCCGGGCCTGCCCCGTACAGCGACGGCAGGAACAGCGGGGTTCCCTGGCTGTTGACGAGAGCACGGATCTTCTGCATCGCGGTCTGCCCCATGAACCATTCCGCGTTCACCTGGTAGCCGGGGATGATCTTGTCGAACACCTGCGTCAGCTCCGCGAACGTCGCCCCCGACGCTGCCGGGGTGCCCCCCGTGACCTGGGCGATCGTGCCGGCCGCCGTGATGACGCCCTTCGGCTTCGATGAGCCGGAGCCGGTCGTGAAGTCGGCGCCCATGCCGTCTCCGAGCCGTTGCCCCATGATGCGGGCGAGGTAGCCGAGGAGGTCGACCTGGGTGTCCTGCTCGAGCTCCGACGAGACGAGGACGAGGTTCGCGTACTTGTACGCGGACAGCGTCGCTGCGTCGAACGTCGGGTCGGTCTCGCCGATCACGGCGCCTTCGGTGACGATCGTGCCTGCGCCGGGGTGGGCGGTCGTCTTCGGCAGCAGCAGGTTCTCGCCGCCGCTGGTCGCCAGCACGGTCGCCCTGGTCTGCCGGATCGCGGAGTGGAAGACGAGGTGCTGGTAGAGGACTGTCCGGAACGACGGGCCGAATGTGGCGCCGCCTGCCGCGAACGTGTCCGACAGGCCGGTGCGCGACTCGACTGCGGGGAACACGCCGCCGGAGAGCGGCTTCAGGCTGCGGGTCTCCCGGACGACGTTCTGGCCGCCGACCCGGTCGACCGCGATACCGCGGAGCGACAGCTCGATGGTGTTCGGGCCGTTGTTGTTGCGGATGTCGTCGACGGAGGCAGTGAAGAAGTCGTACAGCCGCTTCTCCTGCTCCGCCCAGTCGGGGTCGCCGACGCCTTCGAGGCCGCGCGGCCGGATGAACTGCTCCACCTGGGCGCGCATCTCGTCCGCCTGCCGGTCGCCGACGGCGCCGTCACGGACGAGCCTAATCTGCTTGTCGTACTCGTCGAGGGACGCCTGCCGGCGCTCCCACTCCTGGGCGTCCTCGGCGAGAAGCGTCGCCGACTTCGCTTCGTCGGCTCGTTTCCGGGCCTCTGCGAACCAGGACTGGAACTCGCCCGTCTCGCGGGCGCGCCCGTCGAGGAGTCGCCTCTCCATCTCTGCGTGCATGACAGAAGCTCCTTCGGGTGGACTCTGGTTGGTCACTGCCCGGCTTCTGCCTTGCCCGGCCCGCCCCGTCGGGTGGGTGGGCTGCTCAGTCAGCCTACGGTGGCGCGCCCTCGCTGCCGGCCGTTGTCTGACGGCTAGGTTAGCGGATCGGTCGGCGGACATAAAGGGTGGCGGGGCCGGTGGCACGCCCGTGGGCTGCGTAACCGCCCCCGCCAGCGTGTGCGGAGAAGGAGACTACGGTGCCGGTGGTTGCGGCAGAGCCGCGGTCGCCGCCGCCACGTCGTCGATGATCGGCTGCGCGTCGCTCGCCGCCGCTGCGGCCTGCAGCTCGGAGATCGCCGCCTGCGCCGCCTGGATGTACGCATCCACGGCCTGTTTCGCCTCGTCGATGGTCGCCAAGAGATTCACCCCCTCTCGAGCGAGTTCGTCGAGAGCGCCTGCGTGGTCTCCCGAGCTGATCCGTTCACGGATCCGGATGATGATCTCCTCGAACACCTAGCCCCATCCGCGCAGTTTCGCCCAGATGAGGACGAGCGCGATGACGGTCCAGATGCAGCGTTCGTATGTGATCATGCGGCCTCCTGTTCGGCGAGCGCGACGCGCCGCCGGATCTCGATGTCGGCGGCCAGCAGATCGACTGACCGCTCGTCCTCCCCCTTGTCCGCGACCGGCGGCCCGATCTCGCTCTCTTCCGGCGACTCGCCGAGCGCCTGCTTTAGCAGGTCGCGGAGCTGGTCCGCGATCCCCTGCAGGACGTCGGCGTTCGCCTTCGAGAGCATCTTCCCGGCCCGCATCTCCGCCGCGATCGCGAACACCCGGCCGGCGTCATCATCGACGAGCCAGCCCTGCTCGACCGGCACCCACTGATCCTGCGGGTCGAGGTGCGGCTCACCCATCTCGTCGACGGTGATCCCGGCGACGTAATAGACGCCGCCCGCCCAGTCGCAGATCAGCACCTTGTCGAGCTTGACGCTGACGTCCATCGCGGACATTCCCGTGTCGACGCCCATCAGTTCGGCGTTGACGTCCGAGAGGAGATCGCAGAATCCGTCCTCGCCGCCCCACATCACCGTCCCGGCGACCGGGCTCAACGCCCGACCCTCATCTGGCTTCTCGTCTCCGAGGAGGCTACGAATCTCCCCGGTCCGGAGCGCCGTCACGAGCTCCTCGACCGGGCGGCCGAGCTTCCCAGCGATCGGGGCGAGCGCGCGCGCCTCCGCTGTCGCGTCCGGGTAGGCCGGGTAGGTGACCGGGCCGACATCGACGAGCCGCACCTCGGTCAGTCTGCGCTGCGGCGGTGTGGTCGACCAATTCCACTGGTCGCTGATCGTCGCGAACGAGAAGCTCGAGCCATCCCAGTCGCCACGCTGGACCTTCGCGAGCGCCCGCTGCCCGTCCGGGTCGGCCGTGTTCACGTCGATCTCGTACCGGAGCCCGACCGTGTCCTTCGCGACGCGCATCGTGCCGGCCTTCGTGCGGCCCAGCAGCCAGTTCTGATCGTGGTTCGCGAGGCCGCGGACGTCGGCTTCCCGGATCGTCTTGTCGAACGCGGCCGGATCGACCTGCTCGATGAACCCCATGTCCGAGCTGTCGCGGTTGAAAACGGCCGCGTACCCGGTGATCATCGGCCCATTAGGTCCTTCCCGGACCTCGACCTGCCCCCGGAACGCACGCTGCTCCATGCTCATGACTCTACCTCCTCGGCTCACGCGAGTTTCCCCGTGATCAGAATGCTGATGTACGTCCAGTTCGGGAACGTCTGCACCTTCCCGCTCGAATAGGTAACGACCCACTGGCCGACGTAGCTGCCAGGGACGGCGGTGTCGACGTTGCCCCAGGTGTAGGACACCTTTCCTTTCGACCCGTCGGTGCCGTCGCCGTTCTGCTTGTTTGATGCGGCAGCGTTCACTGTCGGGGTGGTGGCGTCGAGTTTCCGCATCTTGAACGCGACGGTGGCGCCGCTGATATCGACGGGGTTGCCGTCCTGGTCCTCGAGGGTGTCGGTGAGGATGCTGGCGGTGTCGCCCTGGCCGATGGTGAAGTCGGGGCCCACGGCCTATTTGTCTCCGAGCCGGCTGCGGGAACGGGACGCCCCTGTCTTGATGGTGGATCGCCCGCGCGGGTTCTTGTGGCTATCGGTGGAGGTGCCGTCGTTGACGGGGGTAACAGCAGGTCCCATACCGATTAGGTTGACGATGGCGGCGGTCGTAGCCCTCATGGTGACCGTGACAGCGCGGACGCTCCGGGAGACCGTAACTATGGCTGCGGCGCGGATGCTCTTGGTCTGCCGGCCCGCGAGCGTAGCTCCGGTGCCGCTCGCGGCGGTCTTGGATGTCCCGACCGTGGCGGTGTAGGAGGCGGCCTGATCCTGCGTAGCGGTCTCCGTGACCGCCGAGGACCGAGTAACCGTCTCGGTCTGCCCTTGCGTCGGTGAGAGTGTCTTGAGTTTTGCGAGTTTCTGGGCGGCAAGACTCGCGAGCTCGTTGAGTTGGTTGATGAGCGTCCGGCCCGCGGTCTTCGTCATCGTCTGAGCGATCACGACCGCCGCCGCAAACTTGTAGGCGACCGCCTTGGAAACGGTCGGCGCCTGCGCCTGCGCCAGCGTGAGGAACAGCGACCTCAGAGCGGTGATCGTCGGCGAGGTAGCCGACGAGGCGGACAGGGTCGGCTGTCCTGTCTTCTGGATCGTGGCCGTCTGAGCCTGGCTGATCGAGAGAGAGCGCGCGGCGGCTTTCCGCACCGAGCCCGCTTGGGTTTGGCTGGCGGTGAGCGTTTTTGCGATGACCCGGACGATGCTGGTCGCGAGCGCCGCGATTGGGCTCGCACCGTTGAACAGCGGTGGCAGCGCCAGCTGCGTCCCGACGGTTATCGTCTTGCCGGCCTGTTTGAGCGTGACAGGGGTCTGGGACTGCGTCGATGCCAGCGTCCTGTTCAGCGTCTTGGAGGTGAGAAGCGTGGCGACGGTCGCGGAGGACGCGGTCAGCGTGGCGGTGCGTGATCCGCTGCCGGCGTGCGCGATCGTTGAGAGAGTGATCGGGTAGATATGGCCGCTGGTCTGCGTCGCGACCGTTGTGAGGGTGAGCAGGAATGGCTTCTGCGTCTGCTTCACGAGCGACGGGCTTGTCGCTGTGGACGCGCTGCGGATAGCGGTCACGCTTTTGCGGACGGCGTCCGAGTGCGCTGACGTGGATGCGGACAACGGCTGTGCGCGACCGCTGGTAATCGTTGCTGAGGTGCCGACGGGCATCAGGGGGTTAGCGTCTTCGCGGTCTGCTTGATCACGGTCGGCGTCTGCGCTTGGGTCGGGGACCTGGTTGCGCCAGCTTGCCGTGGTAGCGTCGCGGTCTGCGCCTGGGTCGCGGTGAGCGTCGTGTTTGTCGTAACTGTCGCGGTGAACGCGAATGTGGCGATCGCCGCCCCATATGTGTTGGTCTGCGAGATCGTCGCTGACGGGTTCAGCGCCGTCGTTGCAGCTGTGATCTGGTATTGCGCCGACAGTGCGTTTACAGTCGTTCCGCCGGCGATCTGCTGTGTGGTCGCGGTCTGTGACCAGCCCGCGGTCGCTGTGAATGCCGGCGACGACGCGTTCGCGTACTGGTATAGGGCGACAGCAAGCTCGAGGGTTTGGGTTAGCGTGCCGGTGGTGCCGGGAGTCATCGCCGTGTTGGTCGGCTGCGTGTCGTGCGAGTTGATCTTGTCGAGGCTGATCGAGGTTGCCGGGGTCAGTTTCCACACCAGAAGCGTCTTCCACGAGTTCGACCCGGACGATGTGGTGAGTTTCACCCAGTCGGTACCCCCTGTAAGCGCGGTCGTCAGCACCGAGTACCAAACGCCAGCCCTCGTAGCTGACGCCTGCGTGGTGGCTTTCGCGAGCGTCCACGTGTTTCCTTGCGAGTCGGTGACGGCCGAGGAGGCCAGGGCGTTGGTGTTCGAGTTGCCTCCTATCACGACGACGAGGTCGCCTACTGCCGCAGACCCTGTCAGCGTCAGCTGATAGCTGAGGGCGCTCGACCCGGCAACGCCGGCCGCTATCTCGGTGACAGCGGACATTTAGTGCTGGTACGCACCTGCGTCGGCCGGGTTCGGCCGGGCGACGTTAGCTGCATCGGTTGACGGGTAGCCTGTTGAGCCGGGCACCGCTCCGTACACGGCGCCTGCGTTCGCAGGGTTGATCGAGTAGTCGTAATTAGCTGCATCGTTATATGGGAAGTTCGACGATCCGAACGGGATGTCTGAGCCGCATCCGGTCCCGGATGGGATTATGTTGTCGGCGACGGTGTTCCAGAGTCCTGTCGGACCTGGGCAGCCCGCGATGCCGTTCAGGATGTTGCCGGTGAGGGAGTTACCGCTCGTGGATGGTGTGCAGCCTGGGTCGATCTGCCACTTGATCGTTCCGCCCGATCCTGCCTTGTTTCCGAAGCTATTGTTGCGGAACACGAGGCCGTTGAACGGCGTCGTGCCCGCCGTCTTACAGATGATGGTGATGTTTCCGAACGTGGCAGCGTTGAACGTGTCAGCGAACCCGAGCGCCACCGAATGCGACGACGGATAGTCGAACACGTTGTTCTCAACATCGAGCCCCTGCACCTGTGGCGTCGCGGCGGCGAGCTCTGGCTCGAGGCTGATGTCCTGTTCGCACAGGTCGAGGAAGCGGCTATTGATGATCGTAAGCGGGCCACCGTTGTCCTCCATGTGGATGCCTTCGCAGTGACCGGACGCGGACACCGTCTTTACCTGGTCGAGGATGGTGATGTTCTTCAACATTGAGTGGCTCGCCGCACCATAGGTTGTGCCGCCCGTTCCGCAGTCGGTAAAGCGGTTTACGACACCAGCCGATGTAGAACCGACCGCGTTCTTGAATGTGTCTCCGATCAGGCTGACCCGTAGCGGACCCTTTAGTTGAAATGTCCCCGGCGACGTCGTCACGGTCGTATTGAACTGCCCGTCAAACACCATGTTTTGGAAGATGTCGTCGTGTCCATAGGCGACGTTGCACGAGTCCGCGGTGCCCAACTTTGCACCCGATCTCGCAATCACGGCGAGGCTCCCGTATACCGTCATGCAGTTCAGTCCGTCGAGGCGGAGATAGTCGGCGTTCGTCCATATGTCGTTACTCGTTGCCGCGCTTACGCCAATCTGCACAGGGGTTGAACAGCCGTCGGGCTGGAACGTAATGCAGTTATTTGTTGTCCCGGTCGGCGCGGTCGACACGTTCGCCTGATACTGGTCGCATGTGCTGGCACCGCATGTCAGATCGGTGGCGCGCCGGTCGATCTCCTGGGCACCATATGTTCCGCTCTCGACGAGGACAGTGTCGCCGCACGATGCGACGTTGTAGGCGTGCTGAAAATTATCGCATATGTGACCTGCTGAGTGAGCGAAATCAGTCGCGGTGCCGCCATTCCGCGTACATGTCGACGAGCCCGTCAGGGCGACGAACACGGACGCCTGCCCGCTCCCACCTCCGCCCCCGCCGCCGCTGTTGCCGATGTAGATCGGCACGCCGATCGACGCCCCGATCACCGTCGCCGCAACCACAGCGCCGATGAACCGCTGAAACGGGCTCATACGTACTTCGAGTAGAGGACGTGGACGGTCGCTGTCGCCGTCTGCGCGATCATCTTGAAGTTCGTAAACGACGCCAGATCCACCTCGAGTGCCGATCCGGCCGCAATCGGCGCGCCGTTCCCCGTCGCACCAGTCGTGGGCGTCGAGCCGTCATCGTAGTACCGGATTCCGGATGACTCGACGAACACGAGCGCGTGTGTCGCACCACCAGGCGGCGACAATCCAACGGTCGCACCCACGCCGACCGACAGCTTCTCGGGCGGCCCGACAGGCGTCTTCCGCATCGGCGCCACGAACAGCACCTGCGCGACCTGGCCGCCACCGAGCTGCACCGCCCGGACGACGACAGTGCCGCCAGCGGTCGCGATGGTGAAGTCGTCAGCCACCGACAGCTTCCCGGTAGACGACGGCCATTGAATGATCCGCCCACCCGAACTGATCGACGAGATCGGCGGGGATCTCGCCCGTCGCGCCAGTCGACAGGTAGTGGCCGCGCGGGTTCTCGTCCGCGCCACCGATCGCCGCTCCTTCCTCCACGCTGAACGCCAGCCCGTCCAGCGGGCCGCCCTTGCAGATTGCGACTACGCGGCTCACACCGACGCTAAGTCAGTTGCGTTTTCCACGTAAAAGCTATGGAATCGCCGTTGTTGAGCGAGATCACGCTGAACGTGGCTGACGTGAACATGTTGCCGGTCGAGCTCGCGTCGAATAGTCCTGCTTCGTCGACGGAGCGGCCGCTGGTGGCGGTGATGGTGCCGACGACCTGGTAGGTGTCTCCGGTCTGCGACGTCGTGACGACGGATTCGGTGCCGGATGTGCGCGACTCGACCTCGGTCGAGAGGGCGGTGTCGGCGGCGACTGCGGTGCGGGCTGCGCCGGTGGCGCCGACACCCATCGCGCAGAACTTCGGTGAAGTGGTGTAGGTGCCTGGGGAGGTGCGAACGCGGTCGGCGAGCATCGCCTTTCCTTTGTTCGTGACCACCGTGGCTGTGCCGAACGCCATGGGTTACTCCTCGGTGTTGGAGGTGGAGGCGTCCAGTCGGCGGTTGATCTCCTCGCCTGTGAGGGGTTCTCCGCCGGTCTGTCTGCCGTCTGGGTGAAGCACAACATGTCTGCCCTCCAGCACTGTTCCGACCGGGATCCCGAGCCGTGCGGCGGTTTCCGGTCCGGCGATGACCTGCGCGAACATCTCGGTGGTTTTTCCGACCTCCGGTAGATGGTCGACATTCTGCTGTGTCACGCCGCGGCCTCTTCAGCGACTGCGGGCGCGTCTTCGACCTTGACGAGCTCGTCCTCGGTGAGAGTGACTTCGCCGTCGTCGAACTGGACGTTCCACCAGGTGCCCTCGTCATTGGCGGGCCCGGTGACGGTGCCGACCTTGGCGGTCGGGGGTACGGCGTCGGCGCGGACGATCGAGCCGGCGGCGTGGACGGTCGCGAAAGCGTGATCCCACGCGACCCGGTCTCCTTCTACGAATGCGGTCATGCGGGCCTCCAGGTTGTCTGGCCGGAAACGATAGAAGTCATGTCGGATTGTGCCCGTTCGTCGGGGCCGGCTCAAGAGCGGCCCACGCGCGGTCGTAGGCGGCGAGGCGCGCCTCGAGATTCTCGACGAGCTCGTTCTTCTCGCCTTGCGGGCCTTCGTCGACACCGCCTGCGACAGGTGCGGGCTGGCCGATATCGACCTTCGTCTTCAGCAGCGTGATCGGGTCGGTGCCGACGGGGGCGGTGTTGACCGGGAAGTAGTGTGTCTCTCCGCCGTCGAATGGTGGCTCGCCGAGGAACTTTGCGCGCAGCTCGTTCGCGCTGTAGGCGCCGACCATGTGTGATTTTACCATGAAGTCGCCCATGGCGGCCATGTCGCCGCGGAGGAGGTCGGTCATGTCGAACCGGAAGTACGCGCCGGGCTGGAAGGTGAGCATGTTGCGGCTCCACGAGTCCTCAATCCGTTTCATCCACGGCCGCAGCGTGTACGTGCCGAACCCGATGCTCTGCTGCTCAATCCCTGCACCCCAGCTGGAGGTTTTTTCGAGGTTGCCGATCATGTGCGGCGGCACCCGGAACCAGCGGGCGACCTCATCCACGCTGAACTGGCGCTGCTCAAGGAACTGCGCCTGCTCCGGGCTGATCTGGATCTGCTTCCACGTGAGTCCGCCGGAGAGGACGGGCGGCAGGTGCATTTTGCGGACGCCGCTGTTGGCGTCGGTGAAGTCGCGCTTGACTGTCTGGGCCTGGTCGGGGGTGAGGTCGGCTTCGGTTTCGAGGACACCGGCGGCGTTGAAGCCGGAGCCGAACCAGCGGGCACCCATCTGCTGCCCAGCGATCGCGGACCCGAACATCATCTGGGCGACGTCGAGCGGGGCGATCCCCATGGGCCAGCTTGAGTTCGGTTGGAACGCCATGATGTGGAACATGTCAGGGCCGGCGGGGACGATGAACGGCCCGACGGGGGACTGCATCCCTTTCCCGACGGACACGTAGTAGTTGAGGCCGAGGGTGCCGTCGGCGCGGAACTCGCGGCGGACATACACCCAGCGCGGGTCGAGGAGCCACGCTTCGACGATGTTTTGTTTGCGGTCACGAACGAGGTAGATGTAGGCGTTCCCGTGTAGGAGCAGGCTGGCGACGGTGCCGAACTTGAAATCGGTGAGGGTCTGCTCAGGGTTCGGCTGCGTGAGCCAGGGCGGCATCCCGAGCCTGCGCGGTGTCCCGTCCGAATCGTCCTTGCAGGCGTAGATCGGGAGTGTCGCGACGCTGTCGGCGATGAGGCTGACGCACGCCCAGACGGCGGAGACGCCGAGCATGGTGTCGCGGTTGACGGGGACACCGACGGTCTCGTTGAAGGCGTTGAGGGTGTCGCCGCGGTCCCAGGCGAGGTTGGTAGGCCCGAGCGCGCGCCCTTCGGCCGGGTCGGCGCGCTCGAGCAGAGTGGCGAGGAGGCCCATGTCAGGCTCTCAGGTCGGCGTACACACCGGCGGCGAGGACCAGCGCCCCGGCGAGGACGAGGGCGGCTGTGACGCTGATGCGGGCGACGCCGCCGACGAGGAGGACGAACCCTGCGATCTCGAACAAGGTGGTGACGTGGGCGCGCGTCATCGGCCGCGCAGCCTCGGAGGGCAGAGCGCTTTACCCGACCCAGAAACCGTGAGCGCCACTCAGGCGGGATGTTAGCCCCTGTGGCGGATACCGTAAAACGGCGTAGGCTACGAGATGCCTGGCGCTGGTACCCGTGGCCTCTCGGGAATGGAGCCGTCGCGGCGGGAGCCCGATCCCGGCCAGCGTCAGGCGAGATCGTTGAGGTTGACGACTCTAGGTGCCGGCTTCGGCCGCTCGAGCGTCTGCGACCGGAAACAGCCGAGCGCGAGCGTCACAGCAACCAGCGGCGACAGGTCCGTCAGCGACGTTTTCCGGTTCCATGCCCACGCACCGCCTAGCGGCCGTTTTGTGGCGCCACGGATGGCGGCTGCGAGCTGCTGCTGTCCGAGATGGTGGAGCAGGCCGCTGTCGACGAGGTCGTAGAACATGCCGCACGCCGCGACCGTCTCCTGCGTCGACAGCGTCTGCACCGTGATCCCGGCGTGCTCGAGCTCGGGTATGAGCGACGCCGCGGCGCCGACGCCGTCGCAGCAGACCGCGACCGGGCGGTGCTTCGGGACACGGTCGATCAGCCACGGCACGATCCAGCCCGTGCCCGCCTCGGATTTGACGACCTCGACGGCGAACCTGCCCCCCTGATCGAGGCCGGCCGCGCCGATCGCGCCGCTCGAGCGGTCCGGGACGACGTCGTAGGAGAACACGACCGGGTCCTGCAGCACGGTTTGCCCGTCATGGCAGGCTTGCCACTTCTCAGGGTCGATGACGAGCTCGGCGGCCTGGTCGGGGTCGGGCCAGTCTCCAACGCCTAGCCGTTCGACGGCGAATCCGCGCGGGCCGAGCGCGACGAGCTCGCCAGCGACATAGTCGAGCGCGATCCGGATGCCGAGCGCAGGGTTCGCTTCCGCCCACCTTTGCACGTCGCGGAGCTGCTCGCTGGTGAGGTCGGCGGGGGTGGGCGAGTCTGTCGACCACTCGAAGTAGGCGAGGCGTGGATCGTCGCCGCGGATGGCGCGCTGCCGGATGCGTGCGAGGACGAGACCGTCGGTGTGGACGAGCTGGTCGACGGCGGAGCCGGTGTACCAGATCTGCGGGTTCGGCCTTGCGGACACGATCGGCAGGATCGCCGCGAGCGATGCTTGCGGGAAGATCATGGCTTCGTCGAAATAGACGGCGTCACCGGAGAATCCGCGGCCCCCGCCTTTCGTGCGTGTGCGGAACCGGATCCGCTGGCCGGTGCGGAGCTCGATGCCTTCCTCGCCGTGAGAGCCAATGTAGCGGCGCACGCGCTTGTCGAGCTCAGGGGTGTTCTGGACGAGGAACTTGAGCCGCCGGTAGGTCTCGAGCGACGTGTCGTACTGGTGGGCGGTATGGACTTGGAGGCGCTCGCCGAGGATGAACAGGCCGCCGAGCTGCCGGGCGACCAGGATCTCGTTCTTGCCGTTCTGGCGTGGCAGGATCGCGGCGACTTCCGGCGCTGCCCAGGATCCGTCCTCCTTCTCGCCGAGGGCGGCTGTGAGGATGTCGCGCTGCCACGGGTCGAGGGTGAGCCCGGCCATTTCAGCGAGCTCGCAGACTTCGCGGCCTGATGATGCGACGGCTGGCGGGACGCAGCTGATGCGCGGCGTCCTGGAGCCGACGAACTCGCCCGTCAACGCCACCAGGCTAGGAGATGCGCTCGAGCGTGAAGATGGCGCCGTCGCGCGCGTCCGATGGGATCGCGGCGCCGTCGTAGAAGGGGTGGAGCATGTTCGCGGGCATCCCCTGGCGTGCCATCTCGAGCAGGACGGCGGACGGGTCTGCCGGTGTCATCGGCCCATAGTAGAGCTGCGGGTAGAGATGCATCCCGGCCTTCTGGATGGCGTCGGTGGGGATGAGGCCGCCCTGGAATGGGGCGACGGTGATGCTGGTGGGCCGGGATGGCTGGTGTTGCCGGTAGCGGCGGATGAATGCGCGCATCCACGCGGTGGTGACGCCTTCGAGGTCAGCCATGAATGGCGCCGCCTCCACGTTCGCGGCGGTTTTTGGCAGGAGGTCTTGCAATAGTCCGTTGACCCAGTCGGCGAATTCAGGGCCGGTCATTTCGGGCCGCCAGTTCGGGACGGCGTATATGCCGGCGTCGATCCCGGTGACGCGGCACATGGCGATGACGGTGGCGGCGTTGTAGGAGCGCGGATCGATGTAGATCAGGGTGATCTTGTTCGCGGCCGCTTTCGCCAGGTCAGGTGCGGTGTTTTCGTAAATCCAGGCTGAGCGAGCGTTCCAGTCCATCATGTGCCGCGCTTTCTGATGTAAAAGACGGGCAGGCCGCCCTCGAGCCATTCGTCAGGAATGACGGCTCCGGAGAGCTGATGCTGGCGACAGAGCTTGCCGTCGGTTGCCTTTCGCTGGCAGCGTGTCCCGTCGGGCTCGCGTGATCTCATGGCCTGACAGCGTTCGCTCTCGTTCATGCCGCCCTTTCCACGTGGAAATGAGGTGCGGGCCGGACCTCCTAGCGGCCTAGGCTCGTCCGGCCCGCCCAACGCCGGGTGAAGCGCTACCCGGCAGCCTTCACGGCCACGAAATACACGCCGGCTGTCAACTGGCCCGGCAGAACCGACTTCGAGTCGAGCACCCCGGATGTGACGGGGAACGTGATCGCGTGCGGGTCGGTGAAATCGCCACCCACGGCCATCCCGTTCAGCTTGTACCCGGCCGACACGCCCGCGTGCAGCGACCAGGAGCCGTCCGGGTTCTGCGTCGCGATCGGCGTCCGGTAGACACCGTCGATGCCGACGTAGGTGCCGTCGAGGAGCGCCTGCGCGTCCACGGTCGTCCTGGCCTGCGTTTCGCCGAACGGCGTTGTCCCTGACGCGACCCAGGCGTTGTTGGAGATCTCGGGGGCGGTGACGCATGGGCCGAGTGTGGTAGTGACGTCGTCGGAGTCCTCGTCGGCGAACCAGTAGCCACCGGAGTCCTCGTCGGTCGAAACCATGCCGGAGCCGTATCTGCCAGCCTCGAACGCGAGGATGTAGCTGTCGGTCGGTCCTACGGTGACACCGCCGACGCAATAGGTCGCCGACGCACGCGATGCTGACGCGGCTCCGACGATTGTGAGCGCGGCCGCCAGGACTGCGGCTGCTGCGAATGCCTTGCCCTTCATGTAGCCCTCCTACTTCGAGTGTTTCTCGTACGCGTCGATGGCGCGCGAGATGACGACTTGGATCGTCCGCTCCTCACGTTGCGAGATCTGGGCGATCTTGGCGTACGCCGTATCTGTGACCTTCACGGACTTAGCCATGCCACCAACCTACACTCAGGTGCGCCGTGGTGTCAAGCGGACTTACGTCGACGCGACCGGCGGTCGTTCAGCTCGTCCAGACCGTCACGCTCCGCCATAGGCGGCAGCGATTGTACGATCATCGCCAGGATGTCCTGCAGCGCGCGCGCACAGTTCGCGAGCGACGTCGGATGCGTCTCCGGATCGTCCATCCGCTCCGCCAACGCCAAAGCCGCATAAGCGAACGCCGACTCGGAAACGCCCGCCTGGCGGAGCTCGAACCCCGCCAGATCCGTCCGGACACCAGAGACGACGCTCATCAGATGTGCCCGCCGCACCCAGACGAGCCCGAATGCTTCACCGCGCCACCACCAGCGTGCCGGCCACCCAGCCCCGTATGCCGCGACGCCACGCTATGCCCCGGCGCCTTCTTCCGCTTCGCCTTCGCCGCAGCCGCGTGATGGTGCCTTGAGCTGTGATGCGCGCTACTCCTGCACGGCGCCACCAGAAACCTCCCACTCGACCCTGCACGAGAACCTCGACCACCCTGCAGGATACTCCCGCCGTGCGACACGCACCGCGAGCAGATCCTGCGCACGATGCACAGCAGCGATGAACTCGCCTGGCTCAGACGGGTGCTCCACCTCGAGCGCCGCATACCCGTTCGTCGCTTCCACCAGGGCGTCCATCGCAGCACCTTCGGCCTCAGTCAGACCATCCGGGCGCAGCCGTTCCAGGATGTCCCTACCAGACACGGCTCGCCCTCACCTGCCGCCGACCAGCCGTGCTCCGGTTACAACGCCTGTGCTCCGGCCCCGCATACCGCTCCGTCCCATCCACATGACCCAGATCCCACGGCTCACCGGGCCCGATAACACCACCACACCGAGCACACCGAGCCGACCCCGACGCCACCACCGGCCCCAACACACGCCGCAACCGCCAATGAGCAGCCCCATACCGCATCTACAACGCAACCCGGTAGGGGACAAAAACTCCACGCAAAATCGAGCATCCGACCCCGCCCAATTGCGTTATCCCCCCCCGCTCGTGTGGAGTTTTCTGAAACGGCGGCTCAGTGTCCATCGTGTGCCTTCTTCCATGCTGCTTCGAGTGGTGCCCAGGCGGTGCCGTCGTACTCGATTGGCAGGCGGGGATCGTAGTCGCGGAGCTGGTGGCGAAGCGTCAGGATCACGAGTTCGGCTTGGCGCAGGAGGGGCTCCAGGTGTTCAAGCCGCCGGCGGTAGTGGGGGTAGAGAGCGAGGGCTTCGTCGACGCGGCTCATGTCGTGGCTCGTTCGGCTGAACGCTTTTTGAGCTCGGAGAGGGCGACGCCAAGCGCGTCTCGGACTCCGGGCCCGGTGGCTGCTTCGATCGCGCAGACGATGTCGCGTTCGCTGCAACGGTTCGCGCGGATCGTCCGCTCGAGCTTCTGGATGGCGTCGGCATCCTTCGCGCCGGCAGCAGCACAGAGCCGTCTCCAAAGTGTTTCTTGAAGCCCAAGCCCTTCCACGTCTACTGCAAGGGCTAGGACCTTCTCTTCATTGGGATTGGGCTTGGGTACGGGCTTGGATTCTGCTACGGCGACTGTTATAACAGGTGCCATAGCTCGTGCACCAGCACGTGCTTTAGCAGCTGCTATACCACCTGCTCTACCAGCTGCTTGCTTCTGCCGACGTATCTCCTCGATGTCAGCCTTGCTCGGCTGGTAGTCGAGGTAGTCGTGGATGCGGTATCCGCCGGCAACTTCCTCCCAGATCCCAGCGTCGCACAGGACCGCAGCGAGCTGCTTGCAGTCGACAGCCTCACCGACCGCGACAAGGGCGTCGTCGGTGCCTGTGAGGCCGACGTGCTCGAAGTTCGCGAGCCGGTGCGCTGCAGCTCGAGGGATGAACCCGTCAGTCAGGTGCCGGTTGCAGTAGCAGATGCCGCACACGTGCAGCCACCCGGCCAGAGGTCCGGCGAGGACGACCTTCGGGTGGTCGGGGAACTCGTCGTCGAGCTTCACCCAGGGCACAACCTACCTCCGTTCAGCCCAGACCGCGCCGTTAGGCGACGAACCGTTCGGTCGCGGTCTGGGCTCAAGGGAGTGAGAGCCGGTTCGTCGCCATCCAGTCATCTTCCCACCCCCCGATGCGAGAATCAGGTCAGCTTGACCACTGAGACCTGCTCGATCTTCACCTTCACCACGACGAACGACCTGGCCGGGATCGCGACATAGCTCCCGGACGTCTTGACGGTCTTCCGGATCGCGTCCTGGCTGTTCGCCGCCTCCACATTCGCGGCGATGGGCGAGTACCTCTTGCCGTCGGCTCCGTCGTTCTCTGCGAAGACGTGGTAGGTGGTCTTCACTCGGGTTTCCTTGCTCGCAGTGCTCATTGCTTGCCCTCCGTTTCGGTTGCGGGGTAGTGCTTCGCTAGGTACCACTCAAGCCCGGTCTCGACGGCGAGGTCGAGCACAGCCCTCGGGACAGGCTGCCGCCCGCTGTGGTTCCGCCGATGATGGCGGGTGCAAAGGACGAGGATGTCGCGCGCATCCGTGATCTTGTCGGCGTGCCCAGCCTGCCGCAGCTTCTGGCGCGGCAGAATATGGTGGCGCTCAAGGCCGGGCTCGCAGTCAGGGTCGAGGGACGCCATCGCGCAGGTCATCTAAGGCCGCACATCCGGGAGGTGTTCGGCCACGGCGACCAGCCGCGCGCCTTGTAGCCGTGGTAGCCGTGATAGGCGCGCCATGCCGCCTCGAGCTGCGCCCACGCCGGCCAGTGGCCGGCGTCGCCCCACCGCCGTACGAACTCGAGCCCGTAGGTGTGCTGGAACCCGTAATCCTCTTGCATTCCGCCCTGCTGCGACGCCGACTCGTCGTTCCAGGCAGCTTCGCGTTCGTGGATGCACCATGCACCTGTCCCGTAGGGATGGCTTCTGCTCGGCGGGCTGCCTAGCCACGCGCGCGGCGCATGCCAGCGCACAGGCATGGGTGAAGGGTGCGCGACGGGGGCGACCGCCAACGACACTCCGCTGACGAGGGCGGCACACCACAGTTTCAGGATCCAAGCTCCCTATGCGCTTGCGCGACCTCGCCCGGCAACGGGCGGCTTCCTGTCGATACGAACTCAAGGCCAGAGGCGGCACGCGGTTCCATCGTCAGTCCTTGTACGGGGGATGACTTATTTGGCTCACCTCGGTCGTCGGCTCTCGGTAGAGAGCTTCGAGGTCTGACTATCTCACCCTCCTATGAGCAAAGCGTGAAGGCGCGTCAGAACGGTGGTGGGTCAGCTTCCAAAGTGACCCACTATACGTCGGGATCGGGCGCGAGTACAAGGGCCACCGCCGCATCAATCACAAGCAGCGCGTGTATGTGGCTGCGGACGGCGCGACGACGAACTCGATCGAGTCGTTCTTCGCCTTGTTCAAGAACAGCGTCCGCGGCGCCCATCATTCGGTCAGCGCGAAGTACCTGCCGAACTACTTGGACGAGTACACCTTCCGGTGGAATCACCGGAAAGACGAGCGGCCTATCTTTTGGACGATCCTCGACCGCGTTTGCCGGGGAGGCGGATCCCTAGCCGCTTCGTAGCTCGCCACAAGGCGTGGTCGAAGTTGGCCTCCGAGTACGCGGGATCCTGCTTCTTCTTTACGTCCTCCGGAACGGGCCTCGGCTTCCCGGTCATATTCTTTTCAGGCGGCATCGCAGGACTCCCTGTCTCGGCGTACAATGAGATTCGGCTTTCCGAGATCGTGGAGGGCGGGAGAATTGCACTCCAAGAAGGTGGGCTAAACACCTTCCCCTGCGTAGGCGCCCCCCAAGTAATCGGAGACCAGGTGGCCCGGGGAACCCTCCGGGCCGCTGCCTTTCTGCCCCTCGGCCAGGTCCCTTGCGGGTTGCAGCCGGGGGCGCAATCTTGTTCTCATCACCCCGACTCCTCTGGTTCGAGGAGCAAAAACACGTTCTCCTGCGAGTCGTCGTCGAGGCCGGGCTGCTGCAAGGTCTTTGGCCTCCGAGCCGCTCAACATATTCGTTGCAAGGAAGATGACGATGAGCAGCGCAAGGGAAAAGACGAGCAACGCAAGCATAAGCGCGAGTTCACGTCGAGCCTTCTCGCGGAGTTCGTCGGTCGTGTACTCGCTGCCACGGCGGTACAGCGAAAGAGGCTCGAATTCGGGCCCTAGGCGATATTGAAACGACTCAGCCGGAGGGGGCGCGTCGTCATCATCAGCCATGATGGACCTAAACTAGTTGGCGCTCTCGGACACGGACAAGTTCGCGGAGATTCTTGCCGTCTTCGATCAGGAGCTTCGCACCCGACGCCTGCTGTTCCTCAAGGAACTTCTCGTTCGCGACAGCCTGCGTTAGTGCCGCCGCGAGGCTGAGCCCGTTCCGAGAAGCGATGAGGGCCAGATCGCGGAACACCTCATCCGGCAGCTCTACTTCTCTCTTTTCTCCGTCGACCTCGACGATGAACTTGACCGACACGCGATGCCCCCTTCTACTTACTGAGACGGCGCAGGCCGCGATTTTATTGCGGCTCTCCTTGGTGGAACGCCTGACCGGACGGTACAGATGCGAACATGGTCGACGCGGGGCCGACCCCCGGCCTACTAGCTCTTCGGCCAGTCTTCCAGAACGGTTCTCGGCGTGCCTCGGGGATCCTCCGCGGCGTTTTCGCATTTGGCGTCAACCGAGGCGAGTCCACCACTGCTGTCGCAGTCTGGCAGGAGCAGCAGTCGGACCTGTCCTTGGTGGCCATCTGGCCCACGTTATCGGCAGGACGTAAGGTGGCGATGAGGGCCGGGTTGGGGTGCAGCGCCCAGGCGTTCAGCTAGCCGCCCGGCCCCGGCGGCGCTTCGACTCCTGCTTCGCCTGCTCGACGCGAGCGTCTAGCTCTCTCTTCGGCACGGAGAGCAACTGCTTCGTCATGCGCTCCAACCGCTCGAAGGGGGTCGGGTTGCCCTGGGACGCGTCAGCCACCCCTCGACTGTACTCCCGGCTCCGGGTGTTCGCGAGACGGTCACTACTCATCTGGAATGAATCGTGCGGCCTCCTCGTCGTAGGCCGGGAAGAGGGCTTCGACGACCTCCGGGGGCAGCTGGCGGGCCGCTAGGACGAGCGCACCGAGAATCCGTGGGCGCGAGACGACCTTCTTAGCGCGGTTGGTCAAAACGGTACTAAGAAGGTCTAGCTCGCCGTTGGCGAACTCAGCGATATTCACCTTTGTAGTAGGGGCTTCTCTGGGCCTTGCCATCCGAGGCCGTCAGTAGTTTTTGGTACCAGGAACTTGCAGAGCCAGCCCGAAGCATGGTCCATCTGCAGCACGTAGGCAACCGCATAGGGTTAGGAGTGGGCTAGATGGCAGAGGGGTTCAACCAAGCGAAGTTCTACGAGCTGATCGTCTACATCGCTAGACGGCTTGATCCCGAGGCTGCACTCGGTCACGTGAAGCTGATGAAGCTCCTGATGCTCTCGGACTTCACCGCCTACGCTCGGACCGGTAGGCCGATCACGGGAGCGACCTACGAGAAGTGGGAACACGGCCACTTCCCTCGCGAGTGGGTTATGGCGGAGAAGGATCTAGAGGCCGAGCAACCCCCCGCCATCAAGCAGGAGACGATCGACTACTACGGGAAGCCGCTCCAGCACGTAACGGCGACCCGCGATCCGCGCATGGCCCCGTTCACAGAGGACGACCTCGGGATCGTCGAGACGATCCTCCGTCGCTACGGATACGAGAGCGCCTCCTATTTGAGCGGTCTCTCGCATAAGGAGCTTGGATGGAAGCTTGCGAAGTACAAGGAGCCGATTCCGTACAACACCGTGTTCCTTGGCACAGGCGTTAGGGGCGTTACGGACGAAGATGTCCGTCGTGGAGAGGAACTAGCCTCTCTGCATGGCTGGAACTAACCGCCTTCGCTGCGGCGGATTCATTGAAGGCCCCGACCTCGCCGGTTCAATAGCGATCCTTCGAGCCGAGCTCGCCCAACGCGGCGAGACGATTAGCGACGCTGAAATAGAGGACAGGCTTGAAGTGATGCAAGCCGCGCTTCAACAGGCTCCAGAAGTTCTCTATCCCGTTGGTGTGAACGCGCCCATTGACGTACTGCTCGGCGTGGTCGACGGTCGCGTGGGCGTAGTCGACCTCTAGGCCGCTGTAGTGCCGGCCGCTATCTGTGTACAGGGGGACGCCCGCCTCGACGTGTTCGCGTTCTTGCTGTTAGCCAGCATCCAGATCGCGGCCAGCCACTTGTCGAGCGGGACAGCGGAATCCTCAAAGATCGTCCCGAGCTTGACGCTGAACTGCTTCTTGCAGGCCTTGCACTTCCATACCCG